TCGGCCGTTCCGAAAAGTGCGTCCGCTCCAAGGTCTACAACGATTATCTGACCGAGAACGCCGACAAGGTGCGGGAAATGCTCGGTGATGGCGCGTGGGGGCACGGTGCGCCGGAAATGGACGTCCGTCATGGCTTCTATATCTCCCGCACCCGCCATCAGGTCAGGCGCGACCTATCCGCGCTGGCAACGGTCCTTCGTAAGCGCATGAACGATCTCGGCTATGATCCTTACTGGCAGCGGTTTATGTGCATGAATTGGGACGACATTGGCGGATGCTCCGCAGGGTGTACGGATTGCGACAGCTGCACAGCATTCCGGCGTATTCAGCCTCAGTATTGCGCGCGGTGCGGCGGCACCTTCTACGAGCGCAAGGAAAATCGCTTCTGCGCGGCCTGCCGCACCGCGAGGAAGAAGCAGGCCCAGCGGCACTGGTGCCGCGTGAACGGCATGAGCCGAAGATAATAAACAGTCCCAGCCGAGGGGCAAAGCTCGGCACAAGAAAGGAGCATTTTATGGCAGAAATCAAGTACATTCCGGTTAAAAAGCTGTGGCAGCACCCTGATAATCCCCGCAAAGATTTGGGCGATGTGACCGAGCTGGCCGAGAGCATCAAGGCTAACGGTGTACTCCAAAATCTCACTGTTGTCCCGCTGATTGGGGAGATCACGAAGAAGTGGGACGGAGAAAACTACCGCGTCATCATCGGCCACCGCCGCCTTGCGGCTGCAAAGCTGGCCGGTCTGAAGGAACTCCCCTGCGTCGTGGTCGAAATGTCGGAGCGGGAGCAGCTGAGTACGATGCTCACGGAGAATATGCAGCGGTCCGATCTGACGGTCTATGAGCAGGCGCAGGGCTTCCAGATGATGCTTGACATGGGCGATACCGTTGAGGACATCGCGGAAAAGTCTGGCTTTTCCACAACGACCGTCCGGCGCCGTGTGAAGCTCCTGGAGCTGGATAAGGACAAATTCAAGAAGTCCGAGGAGCGCGGCGTCAGCCTTTTTGAGTACATGGAGCTGGATAAGCTGAAAAGCCCCGAGCGTAAAAACCAGATGCTCGACTTTATTGGCACTGAAAACTTCAAGTACAAGCTGAAACAAGCCATCAATGATGAAGCTGCAGAGGCGCGCAAAGCCCTATGGGTAGAGCAGCTGAGTACCTTTGCGACGCAGATCACCGACAAGACCGGCTATAAGAGAGTCAATAGCTTCTACACCAACGGAGAGATCAAAGTGGATCGCCCGGAGGATGCCGATACCATTGAGTATTTCTTCTTCGTCGAAACATGGGGCTATATTGTGCTGATGGTCAAGGATGAGCCTACCGCCCTTACCCCAGAGGAAGAAGCGAAAGAGCGCGAGGAACAGCTGAAGCAGGAGCGAAAGGACGCTGCAGCAAAGGCACTGTCCGAAGCAACCGCCCGCGCCTACGAGCTTCGCGCCGACTTCGTGGCTA